GATTTTTTCGGGCGCGAGAGAGCGCAGTAACCAACTGAAAACACGAGCGTTGTGGGTCCTGTCTAGCAGTCAAAGACGGCGGGTAGCCTCATTGCATGAGGGCGCTGGTTTCCACCGGGTTGCCGGGGTTGCCGGGTACGGTTTGGCAACCAGATTGCAGGCGAAATGCAGCCTCGGTTTGGTAATACGCTTGCAGGGGCGTGATGGCCAAGCGTAACAACATATCCATCCTCGCGAAGGAGGTCGTGACTGTCCGCATCGAGGCGGTCCAGCCGCACCCGCGCAACCCGCGCCAGGGTGACGTGGCGGCCATCGTCGAGAGCATCCGCGCCAACGGCTTCGTCGCACCGCTGCTGGTGCAGCAGAGCACAGCGTACATCCTCGCCGGCAATCACCGCTGGCTGGCCGCCCGCGAAATCGGCATGGCCGAGGTCCCAGTAATCTGGCTCGACGTGGACGACGATCGGGCGCTGCGGATTCTGCTCGCCGATAACAGGACCAGTGATGTCGCGACGTATGACGATCCGAAGCTCGCCTCGCTGCTCCAGGAGATTCTAACCGATACCGGAACGCTTGAGGGCACCGATTTCGACGGAGACGCGCTCGACGAGCTGCTGGCGAGCCTGGGTAGCAATACCACTGACGCCGTAGCCGAGGACGAGAGCAACAAAATCAAGGAACAATATCAGATCGTGGTGACATGTAAAGACGAGCAGGATCAGGTTCGATTGCTCGGGCATCTGAACGCATGGGGGTATTCTTGCCGAGCGCTGATATCGTAAGGTCCACGCCGATAATGAGATCGCCCCGCGTGATGCAGCTTGAGGGCATGTTTGACGTACCGCCGTCCGAGCGCAGCGAAGTGCGATGGCGTGTGTCGTTACCGCTCGAGGAAAAGCCTTGGCAGATAGGTCTGATAGTTGGTGCCAGCGGCAGCGGTAAGACGTCTGTTGCCCGCGAGTTGTTTGGCGACCGCATCATCAGCGGTTACGACTGGCCGGCCGACAAGAGCATTATCGATGCGTTCCCGGCATCGCTAAGCATCAAGGATATAACAGGGGCGCTATCCAGCGTGGGGTTCTCTAGCCCGCCATCGTGGCTGCGGCCATTCCGAGTGCTATCAAACGGTGAGCAGTTTCGGGCCACGATAGCCCGCGCCATGCTCGAGTCGGATGGGCTCTTTGTGGTGGATGAGTTCACCAGCGTTGTGGACCGAACGGTTGCGCGTATTGGAAGTCACGCCATTGCTAAGGCCGTTCGGGGAAGGGGCAAGCAGTTCATCGCGGTGTCGTGCCACTACGACATTATCGACTGGCTGCAGCCGGACTGGATATACGAGCCCGGCACCGACTCCTTCCAATGGAGGGAGCTTCAATGTCGGCCAGCCATCCAGATCGAAATACGGCGCGTGCATCATTCCGCTTGGCAGTTATTCAAGCACCATCACTATCTAAGTGCGGAATTGGCGAGGGGTTCAATTTGTTTCCTCGCCCTAATCGAAGATCACCCGGCAGCGTTTGTGTCAGTCATAAACTTTCCGCACCCGAAGCGTTCCGGATGGCGCGGGCATCGAGCGGTCTGCCTGCCGGACTTCCAAGGCGTGGGGATCGGCAACGCCGTGGCTGATTATGTAGCCGGGTTATTCCGCGCCACGGGTCGGCCATACTTCGCTGTAACATCACACCCAGCGCTGACCCGTCGTTGTGCTCGCTCGCCATTGTGGAAAATGACGCGGCCTCCATCACGGACACCCGCCCAAGGCAGAAGCGGAATACGAAGAATGGCAGGCACTCACGCAAATGCGCGGTTGAGTGCGAGCTTTGAGTATATCGGTCCTGCGCATCAAGCCGCCGCTAAAGGATTCGGACTCATCTGAGATGAAGTACGAAGTACTCACCAGAATCATCCGGGTAGCACTCGCGTATTGCTCGTACACCTTCACGCTCGTCGCTTACCCCAGCGCTGTGGAAGCGCCCGCGCAGGGATGCGATCAGGTTTTCGCGTCCCTCGACGCGCTCTACGCGTTCGACGCGCTTGCGAAAGTGCCCGTTGATGCTGATCGAGTCTCCCGGCGCCAGGTTGCGATATCGACTCCCGGCGCGAATCTCCAGTGTCTTGGAGCCGTCACGGATGGCGTCAGCGAAGCGTTTTTTAACGAACAGCAACATAGTCATACTCCCCCAAGCCGAGCGCATCTCTGCGCGCTGCGAGCAGACGTGACAGTCCGGGCGCAGCAGCCAAAATGCCACCAGCATAAACCACTGCGGTTTAGGTGTCAACAGTTTTTTTTACGTGTGTTTGCAACAGGTTAGCGCCTTGTGGCGCGGCCCAACGAACCGTCTAGCGTGTGCTCGTCTCCATACGTGAATATGCCCGCCAACGAGGCGTCAGCCATACGGCGATCCAGCGCCGCATCGCTCGCGGCCGCATTACGCTCGTCGATGGGCAGATCGATCCGGACGTCGCAGATGCACAGTGGGAGCAGAACCGGGACGCGCTCCAGCATGCCCGGGGCGCGCACAGCCGAGGCCGAGCGCCAGCCGCGCCGCCGGCGAAGTCAGCTCCAACGCCGGCAGCAGTCCGGCCGGTGGCGGCGCCGGTTCGAGCGCAGCAGCCCAGCGCGACCGTCGGCCGGCAGCCAGGCCCCACCGCCAGCGGCCCCAGTAGCGCCGTCGGCCGGCTGCCGGAGATTCAGGCCGCGCGCGAAGCGGTCAAGCTCCAGAAGGAAAAGCTGCTCTATGAGAAGCTCAACGGGACCCTCGTCGACGCCGAGCAGGTCGCGGCCGAGACCGAGGCCCGCTTCCGCGCAGATGCCGAGGCGCTGCTCAACTGGCCGGCTTTGATAGCGCCGGAATTCGCCGCCGAACTTGGAGTCGACGAACGCCAGATCCACGCGCTGCTCGACAAGTACGTTCGTGCGTTCATGCGCGATCGCTCTATGGTTGCTGTCGACACTGACCGCGGGGGCGCACGTGCGTGACGCCCGCCAGCTCGTGAACGAGGCCGCGAACCGCGCATGGGCCCCGCCGCCGACGATGTCGGTCGCGGATTGGGCGGACGAGCACCGCTACATCGACGGCAATCGGTACCGGACGTCGCGCACGCCGTACGTGCGCCAGGTCATGGACTGTCTTTCGCCGTTTCATCCGGCCCGGCACATCGTCTGGGAGAAGGGCGTGCAACTCGGCGCCACGACGGTCGGCCTGAACTGGATCGGCTATATCATCGACCTCGCGCCGACGTCAACGATCATCACGCTGCCGTCTGAGGGCGTGGCGAAGGAATGGAGCAACCAGCGCCTCACGCAGCTCGTGGAGGAGACGCCGTGCCTGCGCGCAAAGATCAAAGACACGCGTTCGCGGTCGGGCAACTCGATCTTCCTGAAGCGCATCACCGGCACCTCGGCGACGATCAAGATAGCGTGGTCGTCCTCGGCGAAGAAGCTGCGCTCGACGCCGGCGGCGAACCTACTGAGCGATGAAGTCGACGGCTTCGTCGGGGACACCGAGGGGGAGGGTTGCCCGCTCGTGCTGCTCGACGGCCGGTTCGTGAACTTTCCCCGCGGGAAGCACTTCAAGATCAGCACGCCGACGCACGACCCGAGCCGGATCCACCGCGAGTTTCTGAAGGGCGACCAGCGCTATTACTTTGTGCCGTGCCCATTCTGCGGCCGGTTTCAGTGGCTCGACTTTCACCGGTTGAAGTACAGCGATGGTCCGCTCGGCTTCCAGTGCGTCGGCTGTGATCAGCGGTTCCCGGAGCGGTACAAGACGCAGTTCCTGTCGCGCGGCATGTGGGTCGCAACCGACCGCGACCCGGATCTGCTGAAGGTCGGCTTCGACGACCCGCGCGTGCTGGCGCCGATACTGGCGCGCATGGATAGCGCGCGGAGAGTGAGTTTCCATCTGCCGTCGCAGTACTCGCCGATCGGCTGGTACTCGTGGTCGGACCTCGTCGAAGACTGGCAAAAGGCGCAACGTAGCCCGCTCGAGTTGAAGGCTGTGATCAACACCAAACTGGCCGAGGTGTGGACGCCCCGCGGCGACGCTCCCGACTGGCAGATTATCTACGGCAAGCGCGAATTCTACGACATCGGCATCGTTCCGGCCGGCGGTCTGTTTTTGACGATGGCGGTCGATCAGCAACGGAACCCGCCGCGGCTCGAGTGGGAACTGAAGGCGTGGGGCAGGAATCACCAGTCCTGGTCGGTGGACGCAGGCGCCATCGCCGGCGATCCGACCGGCGCCGAGCCGTGGGCCGAGTTGGACAAGCTGATCCGCCGCGAGTGGCCGCATGCCTCTGGTGGCCGCCTGCCGGTGTGGGCGTGCGCGATAGACACCGGATGGAATCCGCAGCGCGCGTATGATTTCTGTAGCCGCTTCCCGCAGCCCGCGTACGGACCCGCCGGCGCAAAGGTCCGTGCGGTCAGGACGGTCGTGCCGATCAAGGGCGGCCACGACTGGCAGCGGGCGATCGAGGGTTTCTCGTCTATCGAGGGCGCACGCAAGCGCGACGGTCTCCGAATACTCACGTTGGGCACGCCGTATCTGAAGCAGGAAGTTTACAACGCACTGCGGCTGCCGGCCGGGGATACGCCGTATTACTGGCACTACCCGAACTATGCCGAGTGGTGGTTCCAGGGACTCACCGCGGAGTCGGTCGTGACGAACTCCGCGGGTAACCGATCGTGGGTCTGGGACAAACGGTTCCGCAACGAGCCTCTCGATCTCGGCGCGTACAACCTGGCCATGGCTGAGCTGTGCGAGATCGGACGGTTTCAGGAGTCGGATTGGGCGGAGTTAGAGCGGCGGGTGGCGACATCAACTGCAACCGCATCTACTGCCGCGCAGCGTCAGGCTCCTGCAGTAGCGCACCGCGAAGCACGCGACTCCGACGATGATTGGTTGCGCGGCCGTGGAGATGACTGGATATGAAACTTTCAAGCACCGTACGCCGGGGATCCGAAATGCCGATACACCGCCCCGTTGAATCTGCCGCTGTCGAACGTCCCACTCGCTGGGACTACCGCTCCGCGCTGATGGATCGCGATGCGGACCTGTCGCAGTTCGGTACAGAGGGATGGGAATGTTACAGCGTGATCCCAGCTGCGGGCGATCAGGCGATGTTCTACTTTCGGAGGCGACGAAACTAAGCGGCTAGCTTATGGCTTGGACACAGGCAGACCTCGACGCTCTCGAAACAGCTATTAAGGCTGGCGTGCGGCGCGTGTCATACACGGACAGAACAGTTGAGTATCATTCTCTCGATGAGATGCTGCGCCTGCGCGCGGCTATGACGGACGCCATCCAGGCCTCCGCCGGCACTGCCCCCGACCGCTGCACTTACGGATGGTATTCGCGCGACTGACGCGCTCACTCAACACATCATCACATGTCCCGCGAACTTAGCATGCTTGATCGGCTCATTTTGTCGGTCGCCCCGACGTGGGGGATGAACCGCGTCCGCGCCCGGATGATAACAGACGTTTTGTTGTCCTATGACGGCGCAAAGACGGGCCGGCGCACGGATGGCTGGATTACAACCGGGGCAGACGCGAACGCCGAAATCGGTCCGGACCTAACCCGGCTGCGCGAGCGGTCGCGCGACCTTTGCCGCAACAACAGCATAGCGGCGCGCTGCTTGAGTGTACTAACATCCAGTACCATCGGCACCGGGATTATTCCGCAGGCGGCCACCGGCGACCCGGAACTCAACAAAGCCATCGACGACGCGTTCTGGCGCTGGTCGGACGATCGCGAATGCGACGCGGATGGAGACCTCGACTTCTTCGGCGTACAGCGTCTCGCCATGCGGACGATTATTGAGTCCGGCGCCGTACTTCTGCGCTTCCGCCATCGCCGGCCGACCGATGGATTCTTCGTTCCGTTGCGCCTCCAGACGATGGAGCCGGACTTCATCGACATGTCCGCGACGACCAACAACAGCGGCGGAGACACAATACAAGGAATTGAGTTGAACGCCCTCGGCGAGCGCGTCGGCTTCTATCTGTTCGCCAAGCATCCAGGGGCTGTGGGGTCCATTCGAAACTTCCGCGCCGCATGGCAGAGCAAGTTCGTCCCCGCGTCCGAGATCGTGCATGGATACAGGAAGGACCGCCCCGGGCAACTTCACGGCGTGCCGTGGCTCGCGCCCGCGATGCTGCTACTGCGCGACATGGACGAGTACAACGAGGCCGAAATCGTGCGGGCCAAGATGGCTGCGTGCCTGTCGCTGTTCGTAACCGGGGCTGAGGGCCCGGGAGCTTCGGTGCTCGGCACGGAGACATCAGAGTTCGGCACCGGCAAACGCCTCGAGAAGATGCGGCCCGGCATGATTCTATATGGGCGCCCTGGCGAAGACGCGCGTCCGATAGTCCCGACCGGGCATGCGAACTTTGCGGAGTACATGAAGTTCCTGCTGCACATCGTTGCCGTCGCGCTGGACTTGCATTACACGCAGGCCTCGGGAGACCTGACTGCCGTCAACTATTCGAGTTACCGCGCCGGAGACCGGGATTTTCGCGGCGCCATTGAGGCGTTCCGCTGGTTGTATTTCATCCCCATGGTTTGCACGCCGGTGTGGCGGCGTTTCATCGACACCGCATACGCCGCGGGCAGGATCCCCGTCGCGGCATACGGCGTCAACTGGCACCCGCCGCAGTTCGCATCAGTCGATCCCGTAAAGGACGCACTGTCCGACGAGCGCGAGATGAGCAACGGCACGCTGACGTGGCCGGATGCCGTCGCACGCAAAGGGAACGATCCAGCCAAGCAGCTCGACGTGATCGCGGAATGGCAGAAGAAAGCGGACCAGGCGGGCGTGACTTTTGCGTTCGATCAACGTGACGGCGGTAGTCAGGCGGCGCCGCCGGCCATCGATGAACCAGCGAAGCAACTGACCGCACTGGCTACAGAGCGCACAGGTGCACGCGATCGTTACTGGACAATCATTGAGTTGGATCGCCGCGGCCGTCAGTGCCCACGTTGCTAGAAGCGAATCATAAAGCCGGTCGAATTAGACACGAGGTAAATCCGATGATCAAGAACCAGAAGCAGCAGGGCCAACAGGGGCTTCCGATATTTCAGGGCCTCAGTCGCGAGGGCGCAGAGTATCTGCAGTCGCATGCGTTCCTCGCGATGGGTATGGTCCCGGAGACAGCCAAAGAGGATGATCGCACCGTCGATTGCCTGTTCTTCAGCGGCGCCGACGTTGCACGCGTCGATTACTGGACCGGCGAGCCCTATACCCTTCGTTTCGATTCAAAGGGCGCGGACCTCTCGTTGCTCAACAATAACGCGCCGGTGCTGGACAGCCATTCCACGTGGGAAGGTTGCGCCGGCCAAATAGGCAAGGTGGAGCGCGCGTGGGAAGACGGCGGCAAGTACTTCGCCACCTTGCGCTTCTCGAAGCGGGCGGATCCGAAGTGTGAGGGGATTTGGGTCGATATCCGCGACGGCATCCTGACGAAGTTCTCGATGGGCGTGGAACTGGTCGAGACCGTCGACGAGCGCGACAAGTCTGGAAAGCTGCTGACGCGGATGGCCACGAAATGGCGGCCGTTCGAAATTTCCGTCGTTTCCGTGCCCGCCGATTTTTCCACGACTACACTTTCCGCCGAACGTGGTGCACCTCCGATAATCGACAAGTCGGTGCTTCGCCGGCGCGTCGAGATCGACGTTCTGAGGGCATCACGAGTTTAGCTACACCCCGCCACAGCGGGTTTGGGAACACCCTACAGGAGACGCAATATGAACCGAATTGCGACCCTCCGCGCACAGCGGGGGAAGCAGATTGAAATCATGGAGGCCAATGTCGCCTGCTCCAACGAGCACGAGACGAAAGCCTACAACGACGCCAAGGCGGAAGTTGCTCGCCTCGACGGCGAAATCAGGCAGGCCGAGGCGGAGGAGCTCAGGGCTCAGGCCTCCGCCGAAGCTATCCAGGCCGAACGCAAGCGTGTCTCGGATATTCAGGCGCTC